CTACAAATACTTTCCAAGATGTCATTGATCTTGCGAATGAATTGTATGACTATGCTAGAGATAAGCAAGAGGAAAAGGAATCTCTTCTTGCTCCTCCAACACCTAATGGTGATAAGCAATCAGACGGAGAAGAAGAAGTAACTCCGACTAGTGATGATGATAATGAGTCTATTGAAGATGAATACGATACAGATACAGATGACCAGAATGAATCATCTGATGATCCCGCAGATCTAGATACACCCTCTTATGATATGGGTGGCAATGAAGGTGGTGAAAAATATGACGAGACTGAATGTATCACTGATGCTTCTTTGCAAGAGGCACTTGAGGGATTGATTGATGATAATGCTAAGGAATGGATCTATCTCAGCATTCCTGATCCAGATCTAAAGAAGTATGTTGTTCCTTGCAATCAAATTGCTGAAGATCTGCATGATCATTTCTACAATCGTAAGTTTGAGATTGAAGAACAACAAAGTTACTACGACAAAAATCTTGAATTTGCCGTAGAGCATTACAATAAATTCAAGAAAGACACACAGAAAACAGTCAACTATCTGTGTAAGCAATTTGAAATGAAGAAGTCTGCTGATGAATACAAACGTGCAGCAGTATCTAAGACTGGTGTGATCGATACCAACTCTTTGTTCAAATACAAATTGACTGAAGATATCTTCAAGAAAACTACAGTCATTCCTGAAGGTAAGAATCATGGTCTTGTGATGCACATTGACTGGTCTGGTTCTATGGCAACTCAGTTGCTAGACACCCTGAAGCAAACCTACAACTTGATTTGGTTCTGTCGCAAGGCAGGTATCCCTTTCCGAGTCTATGGTTTTGTTTCTGGTTATGCTCACACAGACAGATCTGAAGATGATATCACGCAAGAGATCAATGAACTTGCAATCACAGATGATTTCCAATTGTTTGAATTCTTCTCCTCTCGTCAAAATGCAAAGAGTCTAGAAGAATCAATGAAACTGGTGTATCTTCAGGCATTTTCTATGGGTGGATACAGGATTGCTTATTGTCAGAAGTACACTCTTGGTGGCACTCCTCTTTCCGAGGCGATCTATCTCACTCGTGGGATCGTTGCTAACATGAAGAAAGTTGAGAATGTTACTAAGGTCAATGTTATCTGCTTGACTGATGGTGAAGCAAACCCCATGAGTTTTGTACAAGACATTCCTGAAGAGAATCGTTACTACAAAAATCGGACAAAACGTTATACATACTTGTGTCATCAACGTGGAAAACTCTTTTTCCTCCGCGATCCTAAAACTGGATACACTCGTCGAATCGACTCTACTCCTTGGAGCACGACAAAAGAGATCGTATCCTTCTACCGAGAGATCACTGATTACAATTGGGTTGGTATTCGTATCTGCACTAAAGGAGATCTTACCAAACTAGTCAGAGATATCTTGTCTTCAAACGAAGTCGATCAAGTTGACAAACAATGGAAGAAAGAACGCTTTGCTTCTATCAAAAGTAAAGCAGGTTTCACCGAATCCTTTTACATGCCCGATCGTGGCATTGGTGAATCCTCTCAGGATCTTTATGTTAAACAGAAAGCAGAAGTTGCAACCAAAGCAGAACTGACTCGTGCTTTCAAGAAACATATGGGATCTAAGATGACCAACAAAACTATTTTGAATGCCTTTATTGAACAAATAGCATGAAGAAAATTCAGTATTTTATGCAAGAAGGTTGCCGCTCCTGCCTCTATGGTGAGTGGCTCCTTAGAAAATGCCAAGGATGGCAAGATGTAATCGAACTAGTAGATTGCAATGATCGGAAAACTGGACAATGGTCACAATATGCCATTGATAACAGAATCGATAAGACACCAACTCTCCTTGCTTTCGATGATGATGGTAACGAGGTAGCACGTCTTGAAGGTGGTCAACACTTCACCACCGAATTTTGGAAAAACACTATTCAGAAACATAGCAATGCGGTGTAAAGTACAACTCTATAAAGCAGGAACACTCTTTGATGAGATTGTGATTGCTAGAGACTATCAGGATGCTAAGAAGGTCGCCCTGGCAAGAAACCCTGGAGCAACGATCATGCATGTGACAGCAGTGTTCGATTAGATAAGTGTCCCAGGACTGGCACAAACGTCAGTTCATCTGCTATAATAAACACATACAAACAAACCAATCCGAAGAATCCAATGCCTTTCGCTCCAAATCCTGTTACAACCGAACAACTCGTTCAGCATCTCAATGACAATGTGGGACCTGAAGTCGGATGCAACAACATCCGCGAGGCAGCAAAGCAACTAAACGTATCTTACGCTACTGCTTGCAAGCGTCTGAAGTCTTATAAATCAGGTACAGGCAAGTGGAATCTGACTGCTCAAGAGATCGAACGAGCATACGATGCACCCTCTGCTTCTTCTTCTGTAAACTATATCCCCGAAAAAGATGATTCCTATGTCCAGTTTGGTAATTTTTCATCTGTACGCAAGGTTGTACAATCTCGTCAGTTCTATCCGATCTTCGTTACAGGACTTTCAGGCAATGGCAAAACCATGTCCGTTGAGCAAGCTTGTGCTTCAGCGGGTCGTGAACTGATTCGTGTCAACATCACAATCGAAACAGACGAAGACGATCTTATTGGTGGTTTCCGTCTCGTTAATGGTGATACTGTTTGGCACAATGGTCCTGTCATCGAAGCTCTGGAGAGGGGAGCTGTACTTCTTCTAGATGAGATCGATCTTGCTTCTAGCAAAATCCTGTGTCTTCAGTCAATTCTGGAAGGCAAGGGTGTCTTCCTGAAGAAGATCGGTCGCTATGTCAAACCTTCTAATGGGTTCAATGTCATTGCCACTGCAAACACCAAAGGTAAGGGTTCTGATGATGGTCGCTTTGTTGGTGCCAACATCTTGAACGAAGCGTTCCTTGAGCGTTTCCCTATCACCTTTGAGCAAGACTATCCATCTGCTGCTACAGAACAGAAAATCCTGATGAACAATCAGTGTGATGATGCCTTCGCTGAGATGCTGGTCAAGTGGGCAGGTATCATCCGTAAGACTTTCTTCGATGGTGGTGTTGATGAAGTCATCACTACCCGTCGTCTTGTGCATATTGTTCGTGCCCATCAAATCCTTGGTGGTGATCGTATGAATGCAATCAAGGTTTGTGTCAATCGTTTTGATGATGACACCAAGCAATCTTTCATCGACCTCTACACCAAAATTGATGAGGGTGCAGAAATCGATGGTGACGTTTCTTTCTGATTTAATTAACAATGGCATTTCTAGTACATAATTTACCACCTGTCGATGTGTTGGTAAGGAAAGAATATCTCTATGATCTTGAGAAAGGTCATGGAGAATATACACCTGGTATTTGGATTAGTGTTAAATCAGTTGGTGGTAAAGCATTGTACTTTGAAACTCTGTTGACAGAGTATGGTGCTCTCTTTGATAAGTTGCCTCTTAGCGCATTTGTTTGGAAGAAAGATCATGAGAATCTACCTCTAGATACTCTGCAGTTGTGGGATTGTTTTGATTATGATCTTACTGTCATCAGGAAACCTTTGCTTTGTAGATGTGAATTCTATGGTAAAGATAAGAAGATGCATCCTGGCGAGTATGAGTTTACTATTGATAATTGTCACAGAGATCATAATACATTAGATACAAACTATAGTGAGCATGATCCAGAACACAAATCATTTAATATTATCAGACTAGATGGTGGTCAGTTTGCAGCACAACCTAACAATAGAGTAGTATGGAAGGATCAAAGTTTGATTCCACTCAAAACAAAACAACCAGATTTCAAGGTATGTTCTCAAAATTATATGGTAGAGGATACACCCAAGTGGTCTGTTGGGCATACGGATGAGTGGGCATATGAAGCAGAAACTGAATGATATTTTGGGGAGCACAACTCCCCTTTATTTTGAAAACTTCCTACCAAACCTGGATGATTATGTTACCTGGGATGATGTAGATGCCTGTTTACACCGCCGAGATGTCACTTGGCAATTGATCGGAGATAGTAAACTACGCGATGAAATTGTTCCAGAGTTTGCATCTACATGGTATGGAGAGTATCAAGACACTAGGTATGTCTGTCAAAGAATTAAAAAGGGTTATGGTTTTATAATTGTCGGATATGGACAATACAATCCAGCGGTCAATGAACTCTGTAGAGAGATCGAAGATCAAACTGGTTGTGTAGTTGATGTTCACATCTATGGTGGTCTTAATGGTGCCAAGTCATTTAATCCTCATGAAGATAAGACAGCAAACTTTATTGTTCAAATTGATGGAGAAACCCCATGGAAAGTTGATGGTCTTGATATAGAACCAACGTTGAAACGAGGCAATGCACTCTACATTCCATCAATGACAACTCATGGAGCATTTCCAAGTGGTCAAAGATTATCGATGAGTATTGCAATGTATCCACCTGAACAACGTCGTACTACAATTGACCGAGGACCCTTGACAATTTTCTGATTATGAAATACAATTGCTATGAAACCCCAATCTGATTATGAAATACAATGAAGAGGAGTTACTAAAAGAACTCCGAGAGTATATCATTGGCACATATCAGCAGCATTACGCAACTGATAAGATCCAGACGTTGGATCTGATTGATGCCTGTGGAGATGCTGAAGCATTCTGTAGAAGCAACATCCTTAAGTATGCTTCTCGTTACGATAAGAAGGGCACTGCTCGTCGTGACATCATCAAGATCTTACATTATGGATTGC